TTACATTCACCTGTTGGAATGTGAATCAAACTAATATCTATTTCATCACCGCACTTGGTGCAGTTATCGGAATGACTCATGTATGAACGAGTTAAATCCGACAACTGCTCTTGTGCTAGTTTTCTATTCATTCTCATTAAAATGGAATCTCATCAGAAGCATAATTTACATCTGTTTTCACTTGGTATTCAGATTGTGAATCATCAGCTTGGTGTAATGCTTTGTTTACGTCTTTATTAGTTGATAAGTATTGAACATTTGCAGCAATTATTTCTGTAGTGTATCTCTTGTTCCCATCTTTATCTTCCCACGATCTTGTTTGAAGTTTACCCTCGATAAAAAGTTTGGAGCCTTTGCTAGTGTATTTGGATAGGTTTTCTGCTTGTTTTCCGAATAATACAATGTTGTGATATTCAGTTTTAACTTGTTTTTCTCCACTTGCTTTATCGTTCCATGTTTCGTTTGTAGCAACACCAAAGTTAGCTACCGATGAACCTGTTGGCAATGTTTTCAATTCAACGTCTTTTGTCATGTTTCCAATCAATAGTACTTTGTTAATCATTTTACTCCCCTTTGTTTCTATATTCAGCAATTTTGTTCTGAATATCTTGATAGTTCATTTTAAGTAGTGCTTGCTTTGCTTGTGGCGAAAACTTACCAGCCTCTTGTAATAGATCAGCTAGCTCGACTCTTGCTAGCTCAATAGCTTCTTTCTCGTTTGGTGGCAAATCCTCACCGTCAAATATGTAAAGACCAAGACCATGCAGTGCGATAGCTTTAGCCAATGCTCTTTGAATTGATGTGTTAACTTGAAAGGCATTTGGCTCTTTAATCGGCTGGTTTCTATAATCAAGAATGGGATGCAATTGCTTTCTTGTGATACCGCCTATGATAACAGATACCTCAACAAAACAACCTGAACCAGTTTTCAGGTATGGTATTCCATCCCATTCTCTATGCTCCCAATTTGCATCGGGAAAATAATTCAATAAATACTTAATAGCAGCTGCCCATGGTAAATAGCGCATGCCATTTTTTTCTTTGACGTCTTTTTCTACATTAATTGATGATAAAATTTGGAAGACTGATTTTTCACTCATTTTGATACCTCGCAATATTTTTTCCATTCTGTGTTTTTATTAATCCACATTGGCTCTATTTTTTTATCGTATTCATTATTCATATAATTCTTTTCTTGTTCTTTCAACAGATATTGTAATTTCTTTAATCCAACATTTTTTATTCTATCAAGATTCCATTCGCAGTAATTATCATACCAGTCAAATAGAGCTGGCATTTCAAAAAGATTCGGGCTAACAAATGCTTGAACTTGATCAGTCGTTAATTCATAAACATTAATTAGCCACCATTTAACATAGGAGTCTAGCTGGTCTTTTGTGCATTTAGACATAAAAAGGTTTTTAATGCCATTGAATCTTTCTCTGTCTTTTATTGCTTGTTGATCAATCAATTCAACTTCTTTCTTTTCTTTAAATTCGCTTAAAATGGTCTTTAAATCTTTAAATGAGGGAAACCTGTCTAAACGCTCTGGAATGATTTTACAGGCTCTTTCTAATTGTTTGCAGCCATACCCTTGCTCTTGCAGCCTAATGGCTATAGCGTCAATTTTAGAGCTATTATAGCCACCAATTAAGCCACTAAGCTCATCTAGTAAGTTTTTCATCATACTCAACTGTTTTTCTTTAGCGTTATAATTGGAGCTAGCTAATTGATCTAAAGCGTTAAGGTCTTGTATATGGTTAAAATCTTTTTGTGCCCTGTAGTAAGACATTGAAACCTCGCAAAATATTGTTTTAGAACTATATATTATAACATAGTTCAAGTGAAAATATATAAATTATATAAATACTATATAAAAATTATATTGTTTTTTTAATTTTACAATCCATGCTCATTTTAATAAATATTTAAATCTACCAGAGGGGTTAGTGTTTATCCTTAGTGTGAGCAAGCACTGGTAGATGCAAGCACTACAAAACGCCTTGATGACCATTGCGACGGAAGCAAGTTATCGAGACTGATGCTGGAAAGATACCAGCCTAAAAAACTTTCATCATGTGAATATATATCACTACACTTGAAAACAGTAATGATGATTATACCAATAACGATAAAGTGGTGTTGTGACCAGCCTATTTGGAGTAGGTTTATTGCGAGAAGAATAAAGCCATGTAACATGATTTAGGTAAATCTTAATAAAAGAACTAAGTCATAGCTTTACTTGAATCCCTATGCTCAAAAAGCAAATTATTAATCAAGGTTTTACATTTAAAGTAATAAAGACTTAATCTATTATCATGTTATCTAAAAATGAAATAGCTCTATGTATAGAATTTGCTTATAAAGTTACAGAGATTAGACGTGAGTCATATTCCCAAAGAAACAAAAAAGTATCTTATGAGAAAATGATAAATGATTGCTTTATAGGTAAACTTGCTGAATTGGTTGTTTATTACCATTTAAGAGAGCAAAGACTAGCGGTTACTTATCCTGACTTTACAATTGATTCTAATGATTATTCATCAGACTTGATATGCAAGACAGTTAATGGTAAAAGAAACATCCATGTTAAAGTTTGCAGACATGATTCCGAGATAAAAGAATCTTGGCTCCTGGAAGAAAAAGAAATTGAAAAACTTACTGAGAATTGTTTTTTTGCTTTATGTGTATTTTACAGCATTGAAGATATTAGGATTCTAAAAATTATACATCATGCAAATATACCTTTTAAAAATCCTATTTATAATTTGCCTACAAAGAAAGCCATTTATTTAGCAGATATTGTATAGAAAAAATTTCACTATATAAAAATTATATTATAGATAAATAACCTTATATAGTATAAATAACAAATTACAAGCTAGGTTAAAATGAACAAAAAAGATCAACAAAGAATTAATGAAATTTTCGACAAAAGAATAAGATATATGACTGAATTAGCTGGCGAGCTTGCACTGGAACAATGCTACTCTGAAACTGACAACACAAAAGACATTGATGATATATTCTGGGAGATTGATGGATTACATTTATTGAGAGAACAGATATTGGGGGAATAATGAGAGAGTTAGAAAGAATTAAAATCATGCTACAGGCAGCTTTGGAAATGGAAACAAGTTATATCAAGATAGATATGCCAATAACAATTAAAGAGTATTCTCAGGGCAAAATAGATGCTTATGAGTCAGCATTAAGAATGATTGATCGGATTAATATTAATAATGATAAATTGAGTGAATTATAAAATGAATATACTATCTTTATTTGACGGAATGAGTTGCGCCCAAATTGCAATAAATAAATTGGGCATAAAAAACTATAAATACTATGCTAGTGAGATTGATAAATATGCAATTAAGGTTACGCAAGCTAATTATCCCAACACAATTCAATTGGGAGATGTAACACAAATAAGAGCAAGTGATTTACCAGAAATTGATCTTTTGGTTGCTGGTTCTCCATGTCAAGGATTTAGTTTTGCTGGAAAGCAATTGAATTTTAATGATGAAAGATCAGCGCTATTTTTTGAATTTGTGCGCCTATTAAAAGAATTAAAGCCAAAGTATTTTTTATTAGAAAATGTCAGAATGAAACAAGAATACCAGGATGTAATATCTGAGCATTTAGGTGTTGAACCAATTAAGATAAATAGCGCATTGGTTAGTGCTCAAAATAGAGTTAGGCTTTATTGGTGTAACTGGGAAGTTGATTTACCGAAAGATGAGTTACTAAGATTAGGAAATATTTTGCAAAAATACGTAGATAGAAAATACTATTTAAGTGATAAATTATTAGAGGGGTTTAAAAGAAATCCTACTTGGTATAAAAGGTTTTCTCCTAAAACAGATGAGGATATATGCCCCTGTTTGACGGCAAGGTATTATAAAATGGGTAGGAGTGATCCTTACTATATGGGAGTTAATGGAGTAAGGAAACTAACACCAATTGAGTGCGAACGATTACAAACTGTTCCAGATAATTATACAAATCATGTTTCAAATACACAGAGATATAAAATGCTAGGAAACGGATTCACAGTTGACGTTATAGCACATATTTTAAAGCGAGTTATAAAATGAGCTATCGAGATAAATGCGAACAATTGTATCTTGAGAATCAAGACTTAAAAGAAAAGTTGAAAGAAGCTAAATCAAAATTAAATGATGCTGAATTTATCCTTAGAACTATTAATAGTGAAGCTAGGTTATTAGATGATTATTTTTTAAAATATTATGGCGATAAATAAAACAAAGCAAACGAATAAATAAGTAACATAAGACATAATTATGTAACATAAAGGAGAATAATGTGATTGAAGAATTAGAAGGTACTGCCTTTCATAGATATCTAGTAAGTAATTACGATATCCCAAAAACAGGATTAAACTTTAATTACGTTAATGGGTTAAAAAAAATTTGGGATTATCAACAGTTAAAAATAGATGATTTCGAAGAAACAATTGATAGGTGCCTCGGTAGGCTTGAAAATTGTACAGATGCAAACTCAGACCTGTTGTTTGTTTATAGGTTATTGCTAGAGTATAAAGTTAAAAAGCAACAAATAAATGGGTAACATAACGCAGAATTATGTAACAACTAGCACACAAACAGCTATAGCGTGTGATTAAAGTTACAAACGAATAAATAAGGGATAAGTATGAGTGAAGTTATGAGGGATATGCAGATTGAGCAACTAGAAAAAATTATTGAATTGAAAAATCAGCAAATACACATATTGGCTAAAAAATTGGAAAACAGAGAACAACAACTAAAAGAAGCTGAGAGTGTTATTGAGTTTTATGGTGATGTGGAAAACTGGTATACTATAGAAACAAAAAAAGACGATCATACGGCACTTTTTTGTGATTATAATAATGGTCATAAGCACGCTAGACAATACTTAGTTAAATACAAAACAAACGAATAAATGAGGTGTTAAGTGAGTGACATAGATAGATTAAAAGATATGCTTTACGATGCTGGATTTAATGATTGGTATATGGCAGTTGAACAACTCGAACAGCAACTAAAAGAAGCTGAGAGTGTTATTGAGTTTTATGGTGACGCAAATAATTGGTCATACCAACAAGTAATAGATGATGTAAGCGAGGTTAATGGTAGTTTAGAGGCAGGAAAATGCGCTAGAAACTATTTTGATAAATACAAAGGTGATAAATGAAAACAAAAATAACACTTAAAACCAACGATGATGAAGAAATAGATGCAATCATTAACAGGCATAAATACAAGCAATTTCATGATGAACTATATGACGAGGTTTTTAGAAAAGTGATAAGATACTCAGAAGATGAAAAGCTAGTATCTTGCTATGAGCGAGTTTGGAAAGAAATTTATGAACATATGTCTAAACTATAAATTTTGGTTTTTTTATGAATCTAAGAAAAGGCTTTTATGCCACAGAAAATAGTGATTTATTAATTAATGTTGTAAATGTTGCTTATCAGAATGATGAGTATGTAAAAGCCAAGATACAGTTAAGTAACAAGAAAAATGGTATCGTATATGATATCAGACCAAAGTACTATAGGTTGATTAAAGAAAATATTAAGCACTGGTTTAGAACAGAAGATCCTAATGGTGTTTATAATGTTAAAGGCGATTTTACTATTTTATAGCTAGTTAGGAATAAAATAGCTTTTTTATCTCTAGAAAAAATGACATAATAAACAAATAGTTTACTGGATTAAAATTGAAAAATTACATTGATAAATATGGAAGGATTCACGAAAAAGAAAATAAGCTATCAAATAATGGCTGGATATATAGTGCTTATGCAGAAAAGGCAGGGTTAATATTAGATATTGCTCATGTGCACATTTATGATTGTTATCAAAATTTTGAAAGGCATCCTTATATCGTTTCAAATCCTCCAATAAGTCGAGATGAAATATTAGGCTTATCTTATTTTTTACCTAATAGCATGTGTGAAAAACTATTAAAAAGAAAATGGGATTTTTGCCCGTACGAAAAGCCAAAATTTGATTTGGTAGAATTTATAAAAGAAGCTATAGAGTGCTATGCAAAAGATAGAAATTACTTTTGGAAAAATAATAAGTCACAAATTTATCAAATAGCTTTTAAGGTTCCGTTCCAGGATAGGCATTATATTCTAAAAAATGCTGGAAAATATAATTTTATTTATCATTTAATGCACTTATTAGATCAGATGATTCCCACTAAAAACAGATCAGAATTGGCAATTAAATGGCTTAAAGGCAATAGAAAAAATAGCGATATAATTCAATATTTTGAGCAAAATCATCCAATAGTAAAGCACTTACAGAATAATTAGCTTTTTTATCTTCCGAAAAAATGTAAGAATAATAATATGAGATTACTTACACTCTTAATTCTCATTCTATCTTTTGCTTTAAATTGTGTTGCGATTGATGTAATACTTAATCCATACGAAAATTTAGATTATGAGCAAATAAATAGCTATCAAATAAATGCACCAAATGCATCATGTAACTGTGATTGCACCAATTATCAAGAAAACTATTCCACTCAAGATTATAACGATTGGTAGATTATATCCTTCATATTAAAATGTATGAATGAGTGATAATCTGCATTTGCTTCCATCAATATCAACACCAGAAGAAAGAATCCAAGCCAGGATAGAGGCTTTTAAACGTGATCTCATGGAAGCTGATGGAAGTGTTGAGCAAGTTGAAATCATGTTGGGAGTAATACTCGATTACATGGAGCAATATGCTGGTGAAGATCCCACTTTTGAACAAGCATATTTGAAACTCAATGAATGTTTTTTCTGGTTTTCTTCTTACGCTAATGGTATATAAATACTACTGAATATCTTTTTTCATTTCATTCATTGTTTTAACCTCGCAAATTAAAAGTGAATTAGCCTCATAGCAATATGGGGCTTTTTTTATGCCAAAAAATTGACAGAACATATAATTCGATGTGTAATTTAGAAAAGGTCAGTGATCTTTAACTTATTGGCAGTGCCAAAAGGAAATTTATGTCAGATATAAAATCTAAAAATATCGAGTTAGTCGATATTGATTCTATTGTTCCAAACCCAAAAAACGCAAACAGACATTCAATCGAACAGATTAAAAGACTAGAAAAGCTAATTAAATACCAAGGTTTTAGAAACCCGTTGATAGTATCTAATCGCACAGGCTTTTTAGTTGTCGGTCATGGCAGATTAGAAGCTGCAATAAATTTGGGAATGAAACAAGTACCAGTTATAAAGCAAGACTTCGAATCAGAAGCGCAAGAGTATGCATATTTAATTTCAGATAATGAAATTGCTCGATGGGCAGAATTAGACTTGCATTCCGTATACACAGAAATGGAAAATATTAAAATTGTTGATATTGATATGCTTGGTATTGAAAATTTTGAACTTCCAGAAATAGATGAAAATAAAGATAGTGATGAGTTGTATACAAGAAAGGTAGAGTCACCAATATATGAACCAACAGAAGAAAAGCCAAGCATAAAATCTTTATACGATACAGACAAATATTACTCATTAATTAACAACATAGATAAATCAGAATTGCCAGAAGATGAAAAGGTATATCTTAGATTTGCCGCTGCTAGGCATATAAAATTCAATTACAAAATGGCTGCAGAATATTACGCTCATTCTAATGAAAAAATGCAGCAATTAATGGAAGAGAGTGCTTTAATTATAATTGATTTCAATAAGGCAATAGAGCTTGGATTTGTTAAAATGACAGAAAAATTTGCAGAGGCATACAATGAGTCAAATTAATAAATTTGCAGTTTTTATATTGAGTAATAATAGACCAGAAAATGTTAAAACTATAAATGCATTAAATAAATCTAACTATAATGGTGATATTGTTATTGTACTGGATGACCAAGATAAAACTTTTAATGAATACAAAAAAAATTATAAAGACATTATTATCTATAAATTTAATAAAAATGATGCTTTGAAAATTACAGACACGGCAGATAATACTAAAAACATGAAGGCTGTTGTTTATGCCAGGAATATGTGCTGGAGTATAGCTAGAGAACTAGGATATGATTACTTTTTAGTTCTAGATGATGACTATACTACTTTTCAGTATCGGTCTAATTTTAATGGTATCTATAAGCCAAAGCAAATAAAAAACCTAAATAAAGTAATATCTATTTATTTAGAATTTTTAAAACAAACAGATATTAAATGCATAGCAATGTCACAGGGTGGTGACTTTATTGGTGGTTATGGAAACAAATTTGGAACAACAGAAATGTTAGATAGAAAATGTATGAATAGTTTTTTCTGTAGAACAGATAAGCCTTTTAGTTTTTATGGTCTAATAAATGAAGATGTTAACTGTTACACACTTAATGCATCAAGGGGTGATATTTATTTCACAACATCTGGAATATCTTTAGAGCAAACAGTTACTCAATCTAACGATGGCGGTCTAACAACAATATACCTAGAACTAGGAACTTATGTAAAAAGTTTTTATTCTGTAATATTTCACCCATCATCAATAGTGGTTAAGGATATGGGAAACAAAGATAACAGAAGGCTACATCATTCAATAGAAAAAAATTTTACATACCCTAAAATTTTAAATGAAAAATACAAGAAGGTTTAAATGTCTCTTGAAACATCTAGCAATTCTATACAAATATTAAATCTTGAAATATCAGATTTTTTTAAAGAGTCACATCGCATCATTTTAAGTTTGTTCCAAAAATCAACTTTGCATAGTTCGTTATTTTCTTTTATAAAATTTAAACAAAAATCTATATCTTTTTGTTTTAATTTACTTAATTGGTTTTTATACCAAGCGTGCGTAAAAAGGGAATTGAATTTTTCTATTCTTGTCATATTAACCTCGCTTTTAAATTATAACACATTATGTCGTAATACTCTACAAAAATGGTATATGATAAGGCTTTATAATGATTAATATTGCTGAAAATAATACAAAAGAATATGACCCAGCAAAATGCCCATTTAGTTGGGAGAAACTAGACGGTTTACTAGCTTATAAGTCATCTTTGGTAGTTTGTGCTGATATTTTAGAAACAACAGATACGACCATAAAGAATCATATAAAACGCAGATACGATATGACATTCACTGAATATGCAGAAAAGAAACTTTCAAGAACAAAAGTAAAGTTAGTTCAAAAAGCAATTGAAATGGCAACATCGGGAAATACTGCAATGATGATTTTTTGTTTAAAAAACATTAATAAATGGTCTGACAGGCAAGACATAGAAATTGATGGTACAATAAAAACCAACGTAGTTGATTTAGATTCTGACGATGCACAGTTATGATTTTAAAAAAACACCAATACAAATAGAAGCTACTAAATTAATGGCTTCATCAGCAAAGCACGTTATGTGTTATGGTGGCTCAAGAAGCGGCAAAACATTTAATATTGTTAGGTGTATAATTGCAAGAGCTGTGAAATGTAAATCAAGACATATTATATTAAGACTTACTTTTAACAGTGTTAAGACATCAGTTTTTATGGATACATTCCCAAAAGTAATGAGCATTTGTTATCCTCATTTAAGCTATTCAGTCAATAAATCAGACTATTGTGTAACATATCCTAATGGTAGTGAGATATGGTTCGGTGGCTTAGATGATGATAAAAGAGTTGAAAAGCATTTAGGTAAAGAATACTCAACAATATTTTTTAATGAGTGCTCTCAGTTATCTTACAGCTCTATTCAAATTATGCTTACACGTTTGGCTGAAAAATCTATATTGAAAAAGAAAGTTTACTATGATGAAAACCCACCATCAAAAAAGCACTGGTCTTATTGGTTATTCATTAAAAAATTAGAGCCTATTGAATCAGAGCCGTTGGATAATCCAGAAGAATATGCCTCAATTATAATGAATCCAAAAGATAACTTGGAAAATATAGATCAAGATTACATAAAAATGCTTGAAAAAATGCCAGAAAAAGAACGCATGAGATTCTTGGAAGGTGAATTTACCAATGATGACGATGGTGCTGCCTACTATTCTTTTGACAGGGAAACACACGTTAAAGAAACAAAACAAATGGCTGGGGCTATGTATATTGGGATGGATTTTAACGTAAATCCGATGACAGCAGTTATTCTGCAATATGTTAATAACCAATTTCATATACATGATGAAATATATTTAGAAAACAGCGATACATATAAGATGTGCGATGCTCTTGTTAAAAAGGGAGTGAGTGGTCTAGTAATACCCGATAGCACAGGTAAGAATAGAAAAACATCTGGAAAGTCAGACCACGAGATTCTAAAAGAAAATGGTTTTAAAATACCAAGTGTGCAAAACCCATTTGTCACTGATAGGGTGAACAACGTAAATAGACTTTTAACGGAAAATAGAATTATAATAAACCCTAAGTGCAAAAAGCTAATAGGTGACTTGGAAAAAGTAAGCTGGAAAGATAATAAACTTGATCAAAAGACAGATTCCATGCTTACTCATATTTCAGATGCTTTAGGTTATGCGCTTTGGCATTTGGAGCCAATTCAAGGAATAAGAAAAGCAATACAAATAGGGCATTACAGATGATTAAAAAAGAAAATAACAAATATGTTTTATATTCCAAAGATGGCAGTAAGAAGCTTGGAACATTTGCCACTAAAGAAGCTGCACTAAAGCGTGAAAAAGAAATATTATACTTTAAAAATAAAGGTCGAAAATGATTTACAATCTATTAAACCAAGACGAGAGAATAAGGTTAATCTCTGATATTAACAGTGAAAACAACAAAGCAAGAAAGCAAGAGTCATTTAAAGCTAGTGAAGTGGCTGGTGGTAGACTTGAACAGTTTGTTAAAGAAAAGCTACTTGGAGAATTATCAAGATCATCTGTTAAAGAAATGCCAATTGTGAGCTCTGTTAATGTACAAAAAGCTGTGGCTGATAAAAAAGCCACTGTTTACAAAAAAGGTGTTGATAGACGCTTCACAAATACAACACCAGAGCAAGAAAGCACGTTAAAGCTTATTTATCGTGATATGAATATAGATGAAAAGCTAAATACAGCAAATAAAAATTATGTATACCAAGATCAAACAATCGGGATGATAATTCCTAAGAACGGTAAGCTAATTTGTCGTATTTTGAAAATGCATCAAATAGATGCCATTCCTAGTCTATCTGACCCAGAAGTGGCAGATGCTTATATTATTAGTACATTTGATAGAACGATGTACACTCAACTAGATCAAGACAAGACAGATCGTGATACAGCCACTGGTTACATTGGAAGATCATCAAGATCGGCAGCATCACAAGACAATGATCTTGGAATTGCAGAGAAATACCAGTATCAGAAATATGTTGAAAGATATCTAGTTTGGTCTAAAGATTACAACTTCATGATGAACGGCATGGGTGAAGTTATTGACCCAGAGACAGGTGAGCCATCTAATGAAGTTGAGATTATTAATCCAATTGGTATGCTTCCATTCTTTGAAGTTAGTAAAGATAAAGACTTTGAATACTTTGTTAGATCAAGCAATTCATTAACAGACTTTACAATTCAGTTTAACAGCCAGCTATCTGATCTAAGTAACAATATAAAGATGAATGGCTATGCTGTAGGAATATTAAAAGCTCCAAGTGATCTACAGCCAGAGAATCAAGTTGTTGGTGCATCAATGCTGTTAAAGCTACCAACAGATGACCCAGACAAAGAAGTTGATTTTGCCTTTGCTTCACCTAATAGCAATATAGGCGAGATTTCAGATGCCATTGATAAGCTACTTAACTACTTTGTAACAAGTGAGGGTCTAGGCGGCTCTGTTGTTAATAGTCGTGGTGAAACTGAAAGAGCATCGAGTGGAATCGATCGTTATTTAATGATGCTATCAAGGGTCGAGGCTCACCAGGATGACTATGATAAGTTTAAGAATTGTGAGAAACAAATCTTTAAAATAATTCAAGCATGGTTAAATGTTGCCAGTGGTTCCGATCTTTTAGAGGATAAATACAAGGTGGTATTGCCGGAAGACACAGAGCTTGAAATTGATTACATGAAGCCAGAAATGATACAAACTGAATCTGAAAAATTAGCCAATATTGAAAAGCTTTTAGACCTTGGATTGATGAGCAAAAAAATGGCTATTATGGAATGGCACAACATAGAAGATGAGGAAAAGGCTTTTAATATATTGGAAGACATTAAAGAGGATGACTCTTTTGACCCATATAAGGAACAAATAGATCAATCTGTGCCAAATATGGAACAAACACCAATGGAAGGTGAAGATGCCAGCAAAGAAGAAAGCGAGCGGTAAATATCTAGTCTCATTAAGTGAAATGAGCCAGGAGATTGACCTGGAGACATATCTTGGCTACAAACCCAAGGCAAGAGATGCTAGGCTATTTGCCGAGCTTGCAATTGAAACAATTAAGAACAGAACACTAGACGGTCAAACAATCAATGGTGGCAAATTTAAAAAGTACTCTAAAAAGTATGCTGACTTTAAAGGTGTAACACAAAATTCTGTTGATCTATTTCTTCAAGGAGATATGCTCAATTCTCTTGACTATGAAGTTGTAGATGACAAGCCAAAAATTGTAATTGATGATGATACTGAAACAGCTAAAGGGTATGCGCATCAGACTGGATTTAAAGGTCATAGAGTTTTAGATGGAAAAGTACCAAAAAGACCATGGTTTGGTTTAACAGACAGTGAAGCTCAAAATATAGCTGAATCAATTAAGGAAACACCTACTGAGAAAAAAACAACTTTAGCAGACCTGAGAAATGCATTAGCATTATTAGGTATAGAGCAGACTGAGTAATGGCAAAGCTAGAAATACTAAATGTAAAAAAAGTGCAAACCCAAATAAGGCAGGATATTAGAAAAATCTTGCGTGATAAAGAAACTAGAAATGGCGTTGGAGAGATTGTTGTAAATGGTATTAGAGACACTAAGTTTGCCAGTGCTAAAAAAGCAACAAAAGAATGGAGAAAGTACCTTGAAAAAGGAAACCCAACACACGAGAAGTACAGTAGAGATAAAATAAACATTACATTTACTGGCGAACTTTTAAACGATTTGATCAAGAATGTTAAGGCTGCATTTAGTGGTTCAAAATCTGAATATGTTATTGAGCATAGCGAAAAGCTACACAAAAAATATAAGAAACCAAACGGAAAACCAACAAAAGGCAAGGCGCAAAAGTATAAAGCTATCCAAGATTTTGTAGAAAAATTGGGTTATAAATACATGGTTTTCAGTGACAAATCAAAGAACAATGTGCTTGAATTTATAAGAAAGAAAATTATAAAGACATTAAAAAGAAGAAAATAGTCAACAGTGTTGACGCTCAATAACAAAGGGATGTAAAATTATGGAAAATGCACAAGAGCCAGTGGCTCAACCAGATGCTAACAGTGTTTCATCTGAGAATCAAAGTCAAAAAGTACAAAACAATCAAGCTTATGAAGATTATAAGCGTGATATGTTCAAGTACAAAAGCGAAGCAAAAGAACTTAGGGAGAGGCTGCAAGAGATTGAGCTTTCAGACCAACAGAAAAAAGGCAACTTTGAATCTGTTATTTCTAAACTAAAAGAAGATCTCAATGCAGAAAAAAGAAGAAATGCAGAATTGCAGAAAACTTTTGCAGAACAGCGACTTGATGACGCTATTAAGACAACAGCCGCAAGCAAAGGTCTTAAGGGTGCTCAACTTGACGCTTTTATTCGTTTGATTGACAATGAACAAAAAGGCATTGTTGAGTTCGATGAACGATTCAATGTCAAAAGTGATGATGTTAATAATTTGGTTGATGATCATTTAAAGCGTTATGGTGAAATCTTTAATAGACGAGTTAATGTCGCAGATGCAACACCTAACAATAATCCAATGAACACAAGTAAACCAAAGTTTGACTTAAATAAAGCAACATCATCTGAGATAGTAGAATATTTAAAGGCTAACGCTGATAAACTTAAATAACAACTAATAACAAAGGATGAGAAAATGGCTGATGCTATCCAAACTTTAAGCAACACAAAAAACGATTTGATCGTGGCTGCTGTACAGAAAAACCTTATTGAAAAAGCTGTAATTGCTCCAACCGTATCTAACTTGAGCGGTTTTGCAATTAAAGGTGCTAAATCTTTTAAAGTGCCTAAGCTTACTAACTTTACTGTTGTTGACAGAGCTTTTGGTTCTGCTGGTGACGCTACTGCACTAACTGATTCTCACGACACTATCAATCTTGACTTCAATGCTTACGTTGCATACTTGTACGACTCACGTGACGCATATCAGTCAAGCATCGAGTATCAAGTAGAAGCTGCTTTAAGAGCATCTGCTGCTCATGCAAAATATGTTGATCAGCAAGTAATTTCTGGATTGATTTCTGCTGCTGATGTTGAAGTATCTGTTGCTTCTTTTACTACTGTTAAAGAGCAAGCTTTAGAGCTTAGAAGACAAATCCTTCAAAATGGTGGTGATCTTGGAAAGGTTACTCTTGCAATCTCTTTAGATAAAGAAGCTGAAATGCTAAAAGAAGCTGATTTTATCAGAGCTGACTATATGGGAAGTGCAAACGTAAGGCTTGGTCAAATTGGTCAAATCTACGGCATGCCAGTAGTTATTTCAAGACTACTTACTGGTGAAGGTGCTAACTCAATGCTTTGTTACGATGCTGATGGTTTTGGTCTTGCTTTCCAAGGTGGGGTTGAAATGTCTGAGCAAATGGCTAACGAGTATGGCGCAAATAGCAAGCGTGTAGCTATCGATCAAGTTTTCGGTTGTGGCGGATTAAATCTTGTTTCTGGTGCATCTCCACTTGTTGGTAAACTTGTTGCTTAATGAGTGATTCTTCTTTTAAAGTAAGAAATTTTATAAAGGCGAAGTCTGAAAAACGGCTTCGCTCTTTAATGTATCAAAAGCAATTGCAGTTAAAAATGGCTGCAATGCAATTTGATATTGTACATGCTAACGGATACTGGTTTGCATGGTTCTATGAAATATTAAATACTCAATCACTGGATGAAATAGCAAATGGCAATACCAAAGACAATTGAAGGTAGAGAATTAAACAAATTTGTTGAATCATCTACCAGATCCAATGGAACAGCCGTCGAGGTTGCAATTTCCAATAAAGTTGATCTTTACCAGGGTTCGATAATAGCCGGGATTGAATATGACGCCATTACATTTAGCTACCCAGATAATGTCACAGAGATACACAGATACTATTTAGGTGGAACATCTGGCAGCTTAGTAGCAACGGTGACAGCCACTTTTCAAAGTGACTTGAAAAAAAATTTAATTAGTTTGGTGAGAACATGAGGTTTATTTTTGATTTCATAAGTGGTCTAATTAAATTAGATAATGATGATGTTATTATAGAAGCAACAAATGATGGTGTGATACAATTTGGTGAAAGACTAGAGGGTGACATATCAACTGATTTGGGAACCAGACAAGAAAATTCAAGTCTTGCTGATTATGGTAATAGAATTTAAACGGGAAGATTATGGCAATTCTAAAAGTGCCAAGGCTAGATACACTTACGAGGGTGAATCTAACATTGGAAGCCAGCGAAATTGTATATGATACGGATGTTGAAGCTTTTTTCGGCGGAAATGGTCAAGTAGTAGGTGGAATTGAACTAGGCTCACAGGGTGGTATAAGATTTTATCGCGAAGAAATAATTCTTAGTGACGATCAAATTTTATCTGGTACAATTGTATTACAAAAAGTTCCAGACACACCAAGTAGCGTGAGATTAGTTCCAAAAAATGGCATAGAACAGGATTACAACGATGATTTTTTAGTTAATGGAAATCAAGTTGTGTTCAAGGATCTGGGCTTAGATGGTTTTCTGGAAGTTGGGGAAACTGTTTACATCTATTACACCGCATTGCCTAATATAGTGCAATAGCTCAACACGGAGGTTTAGAGCATGGCTAATCAAATCAAGAAAAAGTACATTGAAAATGATGCAATTGATGGCTTAAAGCTATTACTGCAAAATGACCAAACGCTTAGACGTTTGATGGAAGATGGAAGTACCCAGGATGTTATAGCACATCTTGAGGGATTGATATCTGACGAGGAAACAAGAGCACTTGTTGCTGAAAGTGGTCTTGATACAAGAATCACATCTTTAGAATCACAAGTTGGTGATGATTTACAAGCTGCTATTTCTCAACTGCAATCTGAAATTGCTCAAGAAGCAAGTGATAGAGAAGATGCAGATGATGGATTGCAAGATCAAATCACACAAGAAATTAGTGACAGACAGGCTGCTATTTCTAATGTTCAATCACAGATTACATCTTTAGAAGGCGCTGAAGATGTTTTATTTGAAGATAACGCAGGGGTTTATGCTGATGGTACGGCTGCTGTTGAAGATCCAACTGGTCGCGATGGTTGGTACTATAAGAGTGCTGGGTCACCAGATAAAATCAACTGGTATTTTCACAATGGGCAAGAAAACCCTGTTACTGTTGGTCAATGGGATAGATTATACACAGTCGCAACTGTTGATAGCCCAAGCAATGACTCATTTCATTTAGCATACTACACTGTACCTCTTGGTGATGGTCAAGATGCTGGTTCTTGGTATAGATCAAGAATTGTTTATGTTCCATCCAATGGATTTGAAAGAGGCGTAAAAACCTTATTCTACATGGGTCAAGAGCCAGACGCTTCTGTTTACCCTGATCTTCCAAGAGTTCAAATGGTTGTTACCAGTGTAGCTGGTTCAAGCATTGGTTTGAATGAAGATACAGAAGTAATTTCAACTGCTGTTTTGGGAACAAATAGTGTCGCAGATGCAGATACAGTTAAAATATTAGTTAATAAAATAGGCTTTAATTCATCTGTTTACAACAAAGAGTACAGCCTGGAAATTAGAGGCGAGTTTACTCTTGCTGGTGTTAAGCAATCTATCCTTGAAGAGTCTATTGCAAGACAAAATGCAGACGGTCAATTACAAGATAATATCGACGTTGAAAAAGCTAGAATTGATGCCATTTTATCAGGTGCCAGTGCTGATTTAGATACATTCGCTGAAGTTGTTACACTGATAAACAGCATAGATACTACTAATGACCAAGCTTTTGCAGGATATGTTCTTTCTAACGATGCTGCACTAGCTCAAGAAATTGCAGATAGAGAAGCTGCAGATGATACTCTTCAAACCAATATCGAAAACGAAGAAAGAGATAGAATCAATGCAGATAATACTTTACAAGCTAATATTGACGTTGAAAAAGCTAGAATTGATGCAATTCTTGGATCTACTGAAAGAGAAGATGCTGAAGCTGCTTTGGATGCGAGAATTTCTGCACTAGAAGCTGTTAGCTTTGAAAAAGAAAATTTTGTTTTAACTTCAACAGATATTGCTAACGGATATATTGATCTTCAAAATGAAGCCATTGTAAAATCTGTAAGATTTTATGTTGGTAGATTGGCAGGATTTGAGGGTGAAGATTATCAACTTAGCACTGTTGGTGGTGTTACAAGAATTACTTTTATTGGATCATTTGCTTCTGATGGCACAGAGCCAATGGCTGTAGGTGATAAAGTAAAAGTTGCTTACTCACATTAATAATTAAAGGCAGGGCTTAGCGCCCTGCTTACTTAGAGGTTTTATGGTTTTTCCTAAGCTAACATTTGACACAGTGGTTCAGCAAGATGACATGGTAAGGCTCGATGCAGGTTTAACATTTTCTCCAGAGAATGATCACATAAACGATATAGAAATCCAGCCAGAAGTTGGCGAAGACTTTATAAGTGTTTTTGTAAATAAACAGCCAGCCAAATGGTTTATTGATTGGGCATACGAAACTAGCGGATTTAAGAATGTTACAATAAGAGTCACTTGTCAGCATGAAGTCAAAACAAAAACCTATATGGCAGCGATAAATGTTTTAGATCAGGATGAGGATGCACTTCTTAGCAGTGATAATGATTTAATTGCGTACGAGCCAGACATACTAAATTACCTACCAAAAGGAAGAAATAGCTATTTATACGTGCATAGAAAAGCTCAAGAAAGGATATTGGCTTACCTGGATGAGCAAAGAATTTGGAAGCAAGATAACTCTATATTTACTAAATTAGATTTAGTTGATCTTGGAAGTGAAATGAAAGATCAGTTTAAGCAATGGTCAACATTTCAAACATTAGTTATTATATTTGAGTCTATCCAGGTTAGTAATAACGATATATTCCAAGAAAAGAAAATGGAATACGAAAAACTAATGATACAAGCAAGAAACAGAGCAAGCCTAAGACTAGATAGAGATGGCGATGGTGTAATTGATGAGATACCATACAATATAAGAACAACGATGATGGTCAGAAGATGATTGTAGAGATAAGAGATTACTTTAGAGCTGCTATATCAGAAATAGATAATGATTTAATTGAACACAATCAGCCTATACTTGATGATATAGCCGACACAATCTTAGAAGACTCTTACACAATAACAATTGGAAACCTATCCAGTACGAGAATAGACACTACAATTGATGGTGAGTTTGATGTTACTATAGATTTGTTTAAGAATGGATACAATGATCCAATCACAAATTATGATTTGGGATATTGCAAGGCAATTGATATACAAGCTTATTCAATGAACCAAAAATTAATTGACCAAACAACTGCATTAAAAAGTGTTATCTCAAGTGGCATATCTGTTAGCACTGTCGAAAGTAATGACAATCTATTCAGATACACTATACAATTTACAGTAAGAACTGGTTACTATTATTAAATAACAAAGGATAAAAAATGGCTTGTACAACAACACAAAGAACTGAGCAAGTTTTAGAAGCAATGGATTGGTACTTTGGCGGTAGAGAATGTAGATCTGTTACTTTTGCAAACGACACAGCAGGAGACCAAGAAGATCTTTACTTCACCTTAAATGGAATCAATGAGAACTATGAAGAAGAAAAATTTTATGTATGGCTTGATGCTGGTACTGGTACAGATCCAATGGTTTCTGGCGCTACTGGTATTCAAGTTGTCTATACTGCTGGTGATACTGCTTCTGCTATTGCTGCTCTGGCTAAAACAGCTATTGAGGCTGCAGGTGATTTTAACGTAACTCTAACTGAAGGTGTCGCAGAAATTGAAAATAAATTTCTTGGAGAAATCACAGATGAGGATTTCAGCAATGCTGGTTCTATTTCATTAACTGTAAATAGCGCTGGTTTTGGTGGTAAACTTGGTGCAATCGCCCAGGGTGGTGGTTCAGTTTCTACTGAACAGTCTCTTGAAGATATCTTATCGGATCAAACTGGTGACATCGTTTTAGATAGAATCATGAAGGGTGCTTCCGTTTCTTGTGATTTAACACTTGTTGAAATGAACAGCTCAAGATGGGCTTCATTAATTGGTGAAGGATACGGAGCAAAAGAGGGTGATGCTGTTGGTTATGGAACTTCTAAACTTTACCAATCATCTTTTGATTATGCTGGAATGTTAGTTGGTCATCCAATTAGACTTCCTTTATCAAACAGGAGTGCTGATATTGTAATCTGGAAAACCACTCCAAACATGAACAGCATTAATTATGCTGGTAGTGAAGTACAAGCTGCAGAGTTTAGCTTTATTGCTTTAAAAGACTCAACAAAGCCAAGTACAGTAGATATATTTGCTAGAGGCGATCATTCATTATTATAATTAATAGGGGCGAAAGCCCCTTTATCTTATGGGAGTAAGACAAATGCTAGATTTTAGAACTAGAGAGCTTGAAATTAAATTTAACGGTGAACTTCACAGAATTGGATATCCAACAGTAAAGCAAGTGCAAGTTTACAATGAAGGATTTGAAAAGGAAGAGAATAAAGTTAAGCTTATATGCGACTTTATTGTGGAGCTAGGATTAGACCGTGAGGTATGTGATAAATTAGAAATGCACCACTTAGAAGCAATTTTAAAAGAGTTAATAGATACAAAAAAGTAATAGACTCTAAAACTATATTGATTGCTGAATTTATGAATTATTACAGCTACAAATATCATGAAGTTTTAGAGTTAGAATATAATGATTACAATTTTTTAGTTGAAAACATGATTAGGGCAAAGGCTAAGGAAAGATTGAGTCAGTTACAGCTACATGTTTATCCTCACGCTAAAAGAGAGAATCAAGAAAAAATACATAGAGCTATAATTAAAGAGTCAACACCGCAAAAAGAAATGGAAAAAAGAGCTGTTAAAACAGATGATTTGAATAAGATATTTGGCGGCAATATAGCCGATGTTTTAAAAGGCAAAGATGGCAGATAACATTATAATTCAAATTGACTTAGAGACTGGCAACACAAAAAGCGCTTTTAATAAAATAGAAAAAGACGCAAGGGGAGCTGGTCTAAAAGCTGCTAAAAATTTTTCAAATTCCTTTGCAAAATCAACTGGAAACCTTATAAAATCTGCAACTAAAATTGCATCTGCTATATCAACAATAGCTGGTGCATTAACATTTAGAGCATCAATAAGAGCTGCCCAGGAACAAGAAGATGCAATAAATCAACTTAATACAGCATTGCAAATTACAGGTAAATTTTCAGAACAAGCTAGTAGGGATTTACAAGCTTATGCAAGTTCATTACAGCAAGTAACAAGGTTTGGTGACGAGGCTATATTAAGAACGCAGGGATTAATTCAGTCGCTTGGTAACTTAAGCAAGCAACAACTAAAAGATGCAACTGCTGCTACATTGGATTTAGCCGCAGCATTAAAGATAGATCTTAACACTGCTGCATTATTAGTTGGTAAAGCTGCTGCTGGTGAGGTTGGTACATTTTCCAGGTATGGTCTATCAATAAAAAAAGCAGAAGATAATACCAAGACTTTTACAAATGCATTAACAGCAATACAGCAAAAGTTTGGTGGTGCTGCACAAAAAGACGTATTAACATTTAGTGGTTCTACCCAACAGCTTTCTAATACTTTTGGAGATTTATTAGAAGAAATTGGTTTTATAATTACAAAAAATCCAATTGTTTTAAAAGGTATAAAGGCTCTAAACTCAACATTTCAAGATTCAATCAAAACAGTTAATAATTTTAGACAAAACTTTAATGTATTTGATGATTTAATAAAGCCGTTATTAAATTTTAATAAAGCTGTTATTGAAAACGTCATAAGACCTTTTGAAATAGTCTTTAATGTAGGTACGCGCATAGCATCAGCTATTGGAAATTTTTTCGTTGATATTGCTAACGGTATTCTGGATTTTTTCCAGCCAGTAATAAACCTAGCAGTCAAAACAGCAAATTTAGTTGGCAAAAACGTAGGTGCTGCATTTGATTTAGCTACTGAAAGAATCAAGCAATTTGCTATAGAGAGTAACAAAGATGGTTTTTTTAAAGGTGTTACTGAGACAGATTTAACAAATAATTTGAACCAAAAAAATGAAGATCTAAGAAATTACTTTACTGAGCAGCAAGCTATTATTAGTCAAAACGCAATAGCTGCAAACCAAATACAATCACAACAAACGGAAGTAGCAAAGCAAAGCTTATTAGGTCTTGGTGCTGTATTTGATACTGTATTTTCAGGAATTAGTACTAGGATTGATAATTCACAAAAGAAAATATTGGAAGTTAATGAAAGAATTAAAAAATTCTCTAAAGAGGCTGCAAACAGCTTAAGACAAGGTATTGCAACTGGTGCTGGTCAAGCATTTTCTGAATTTGGAAAAGCTTTAGTTGAAGGTGAAAACGCTTTAGAAGCATTTGGAAAAAGCTTATTAAAAGCTATTGCCGATCAAGCTGTTGCCCTTGGTACAAGATTTATTCTAGAGGGTGCGGCTTATGCTTTCTTGCCAGGTTACCAGGCTCTTTCTGCACCGTTGATTGCGGCTGGTGCTGCATTAGCTGCTTTTGGTGGAGCGCTGGGAGCTTCAATAAGCAGTAAGGAATCTGGCGGTGGTGGAGGTGGATCTGCGGCTCCAACTGAAAATACAAATGACTTCTTGGTTGAAGACACAACGGCTCCCAACCAGGTAGAAAGACAGGCTCCACAGCAAAATATTGAAATAGTAGTTCAAGGTTCATTGGTACAACAAGAGGAACTTGGAACATTTATCGCTGAAACACTATCAGAAAGTTTCGGGAAACAAGGTATATCATTAACTGACGCTAGGTTTACATAGGAAAAAAATGAGTATTTTTAACTACAGCGCTTTTACATATGGGCACACGACAACAGAAAACAATCAATGGATTAATTTTTCAGAAAATGGTGTTGACGAATTATCTGCACAACTGCCTATTGGTTCAGTCACACTTGATAATTATGCAAACAGAGTGGCTCAGGCTATGAATGAAGTTGGCACGCTAAACTATACCTGCACAGTAAATAGAGAAACACTTAAATTAACCATCCAAGGCGATAGTGAATTTGAGCTATATGTTACGAATGGTACGAATGTATCAATCTCAGCATATGGATTAATGGGATTTACAACAAATAGAAGCGGTGCATCTAGTTATGAATCTGATGTTATTTCTGGCTTTGTTTATGAACCACAAACTCCACTACAAAGATACGTTGATTTCCAGGATAATGTTAGAAGTAACCAATCAAGCGTAAATGAAAGTGCATCAGGTGTCGTTGAGGTTGTATCATTTGGTCAAGTTGAAACAATGGAATGTGAAATTCCACTAATAACAGATATTACACCACAGCTATACATCAAGGAAAATTCAAACGGTGTAAGCGATGCTAGAAACTTTTTAATCTATGCTATAACAAAGTCGCCAATTGAATTTATTCCTAACTACACAAATGGAAATAAAGCTAATAATATAACAGAGTGCATACTTGAATCAACACCAGAGGATAGAAACGGAACAGCCTTCAAGCTAAAAGAGCAATATGCTAGAAAGTTGGTTGGTTACTATACAACTGGATTATTAACTTTTAGAAAATTAAAATAGGTAAAGCATTATGCCAATACAGTTTAAGTCAAGATTATCATCATCAATTGCAAATGAAACGTTCATGGATCGAACTGTTGACACCTCAACAATTGGCAAAATTTCTTTATTAAATCCAGACGACACGACACACGGTAGCACTATAGACGATGTGCAGCTTGAAATAAACAAGTCAAAAAGGATTGTGAATATCCTACCTGAAAGCCTAGAAGACAGTGATCAGCTAGAATTGAACCAATTTAGTATGAGTCAATATGTAAAAGTACAAGGGCAATCAGCACCAGTAACAATAAATTCTTTACCATTCGGCAACACTATCACACCTCAAGATTATAGTGAAATTGTACTTATTGGATATGATGATGCAAATACCGTAACAATAGAGCACAACGATGTTGATTATGGATGCCTTTTAAATGGTAATGCTACTTTACAACGTGGCTTCATGCTTGTTTTAATCTATGATAACAATTTATTAAGATACATCGAAAAATCAAGGAACTTTTAACTATGAAAATTATCTCAACTATTATCCTATTGTTCTTTGTTGCCATTCCAATAGTGTTTGGATTTGGTGGGCAGACAAAAATGCGCATTGATGAAATTTATAATAATACTGGTGATAATATTATTTTAAAGCCATCTAATAAGGTTGGAATAGATTATCTGACTGGAGATAAAATAATTCAATCAACGTCTGAAGGTTTATTGGAGGAAAGCACTGTTACAACCACAGAGCTTGGTTATTTATCTGGTGTTACCAGTAGCATACAAACGCAAATTGGTAGCAAGCAAGACTCAATTACTGGAACAGATGGGGATTTGTACTACTGGAACAGTGGTCTTTCTAATTTAACAATAGGAACAGAGGGTCAGTTTTTAAAAGTTAGTTCTTTAGGATTTCCTGAATGGGTTGATTTGCCAACAGCAGTTAGTGTCACAACAAAAGGCGATTTACAAACATACTCAACACAAGCTGATAGATTACCGGTTGGAACTGATGGTCAGGTCTTGCAAGCAAATAGTGCAACAAGCACTGGCTTGGAATGGGTTGATGCAGACTTTTATACTTCACCATTAACAACAGAGGGTGATTTACTGTATAGAGATGCAACACAAGATACCAGACTTCCAATAGGAACAGAAGATCAAGTTTTAACTGTTAATGCGTCAGGGTTGCCAGTATGGGCTGATTCTAAAGGTGGTGGCGGTTCTGCTGGGATTAACTTTGTATTTGACCCTAGTTTTGAAAAAGGTGACTTAAATCCTGATACTGATGCAAGTGCGGTTGAGTCTTATCAACTTTATACTGCTGACGATAAGCTCTATGCAGAATTTAACGAGCAATACTATAGAGCTGCATACACTGGATTAACTGCAAATAATACTTATGTTCGTGATACATTCGCTAGAACTGACTTAGATGGAAAGCAAGGTCTTTTCTCTATTTGGATTAAAGCTAATGCTGAAAACTTTGAGTTATGTTTAAGAACTGATGATTCAGGTTTTGCAAGTGCTTGTGACGATGCTTATAAGCTAAATATTCTTGGTGATAATACTTGGAGAAAATACGAGATTCCCTTTGTATATGGGGCTGCCAGTGTGGAGTATGAAATTAAAAACGCTTCATATACAGGTGATGTTACCATTGAGCTTGATAATATATATGTAGGA